TTTTAAAAATGAATTGTATATTAATGCTGTATTTGATGTTGTTTCTTTAAAAATAATTTTTGCGTTTTTAAATTTATCTATAAATTTACTGGAAGATTTATGATGATCAACAAATACTAATTGTTTAATGTCTAAATTTAGAAATGTTTCCCTCAACGGGAAGTCCATAACGATAGTAGATGGTAAATTGATAGTCTTGTCTTTATAGGATATTAATTTTTCCTCTATAGTATTATTAAAACATTCTTCATATTCGATAACATCATTAGGTTTAGCCCAAGTTAGGCATAATAAACTAACAGCACCATCTAAATCTCCATGTGTAAAAATTTTATATATTTTAGACATTGATATATTTACAATAGTTTTAAATTAGTCAACATCATCACCTAAAGATTCAAGTAAACTCATGGTACTTGATATACTTGTTTCTTGTGATTTGTTGACTTTAGGAGTTGTTGAAACTACGAATGACGAAGATACTTCATCTGGATCTTTTAGAGTTAATGTCGGGTAATCTATCTCAAGAACAGTATGACAATCTCTAGGACCAAATCTATTTTTTGTAATTCCTAAATGAATTATTCCTAATTCAACATCTTCTTTCTCTGTCCAAATAGAGAATTGAGCATCTGCTGTATGTGAAAGACCCATAGATTCACTAGTTGTCTCTAGACCGGGATTAACTTCATTATATCCACTTCTATTGGTTTGTGTGGCTGTTATAACAGGACATTCAAATGCATAAGACATTGCTCTAACCATTTCTGTTATTTCTTTTACTGCGTCATATGATGACATTCCCTTCTCTGCTGGTGCTATAAGATTTAAATAATCTAAAACAATAACATCAGGTTTAATTCCAGATGATATTAATTTTTGTATATATGTTTTTATATGAGTTACTGAAACAGACTTTGGTGGAAATTCCTTTATTATAAGTTTCGAGTTTTTATGTTTAACTTTATATGAATTTAATTTTGTTTTAAGGAGAGGTATTTCTGTTGAAAGGTTATCCATAGAAATTTTTGATAACTGAGCACTTATTCTTTTAGCATAAACTTGCTCAGACATTTCCATAGAAATCAATACAACGGTTTTATCTTGGTTTAGAATATTTGTTGCTATGTTACCCAAAAATATAGATTTTCCTACATTAGTAACACCATAAAATACATATAATGCTCGTCCAGTAGCCAGAAACCCACCACCTATTCTTTCATCCAGCCACTTCCATCCAGACGGAATATATTTAAATACTTTTTGTAATTCTGAACAATGTTCATCTATTTTTTCCAAGTAATCAAATCCATTATTATCTATAAGAGAAATAGAACAAGCCTTTTCAAATGTTTTTAAAATTTCATATGTATCTATATCTCCACTTTGAATGTTTAAAGATGTTTTTAAGACAGTATTAAAAACTGCTTTTTCTTTTAAAAATTTTTCTGTGTTATTTAAAAGAAATTCTTTGTCATATTTTTTATCTATATCTGAAAAACTGCATAAAACCTCCTTTATACAATCTCTTTTATCTTTATCGGTTACAGTTATCTTTAATTCTGTAGAATTGGGTATCTTTTTGTGATTTCTATAAAAATCACAAAGTACAGATATAACAGTTTTATGTTTTTCATTAGAAAAATATGATGTATTTAAATATTCGTAAATAGTTTCAAAATAAGATTGGTCTACAAAACAATTATAGACAATAACCTTTTCAAAAAGGTCGTAATCAAAATCTACAGATTTAGCCATGTTGGTATAGTATTTTATTTTACCTATAAAGTCAAATAAAAAAGGGTGGATGTTGACTAAACAACATCCACCCTTTTTGCTTTTTCAATTTATTCGTTCAATAGAACCTGCTCCGACTTCGGTGATAAAACACTTGACTCGTTTTTAAATGTAAGTTGTGTTTTTAATTTTTCTTCCAATTTTGGTAAAATTTTGGATTCCCAAATAGAATCATCATCTTTCCAATCTTTATAAAACCCTAAAATTTCTTCACCAACTGCATATCTATGTCCTTGCTTGTGAATAATTCCATAACCTTCAGCCATCTCAAGTAAACCAGAATACTTTGATAATCCTGTTCTAAAGTTAAGATACATTTCACATTCCAAAAAAGGCGGGACAAACCTGTTTTTGGTTGTTAATGCTCTCATAGTTAATCCGTTTACATCTTTAGATAGAGGAGTTACATCATCAAGCGCATTTTTATTATCAGATTTACCTACACGCTCTTGTTTGGTTGACATTTGAACAAGAACAGAAGACATATATAGAGGACCAGAGCCTCCAGATTGGCTTTTTATTAATGTAGGATATAAAGCACCAGGGTTATCGTAAATGTGGTTAGTAAAAACTACTGGACAATTAGCTTTTGCTGCTGCGTGTGTTATAGCTCTTAACATAGACTTCAAGGAAACTGCTCTAGCACCCATGTCTGCACTATCTTTTCCATCTTCTATTATTTTTGCTTCTCTAGCAGAAATTAAATTCCCTAAAGAATCTATAGCCAACATAACTTTCCCTTGAAGACCTTTTTCAATGATAGTTTTCAAAAATTTAACAATTTGATTTCTACACTCTTCAATAACTTCAATTGGACAATGTTTTATTTTTTTTGGATCACATCCTAAATTAATGGCAGTATCTGGATCTAATGCATTTTCTGTATCAAAATAAACTACATGCATCCCCTTTTTTTGAGCATTTGCCATAATTTTATTGACCATCAATGTTTTTCCACAGGCTTGAGGACCAGCAAATCCTGTTATTCTTCCCATAGGTATTCCACCATATAAAGATCCAGATATAATTGCATTAAGGGCCATACATCCAGTATCAAGCCATTCCTTTACAGTTGATAATGTATTCTCATTTAAAAATGCCGCATCAGGATTTAAATCATCTAATACTTTAAATGCATCTTCAATTACATCATTGTTTTCTTGTGTTTCTGCTGTTTCTTTTTGTTTTTTAGCCATAATAATAAAATTATATTATATGTTTTTGTAAAAAGCAACAAAATAAAAAACCTCGACCGAAATCGAGGTTTTTTATTTTTACTTTTTATATGTCAACTATTCTATTCATCAAACAATTTAACCACATTTGGAGAATTATTATCAGAAGATTCACCTAGATTAGTATTTGGGATGTACAGATTGTTCTTATTAAAGATTTGCGAATATTGTGCTTGTAGTCTAAAATCTAAAGCATCAATATTGATCATGGTAATCAAATCTTTCTTAAATGTAAAAGAAGTATCTGCTTCTTTTTCTGCTAGGAATTCTCTAAAAAACAACGGAAATAATTGAATAGACATTCTATTATCTTGTGTTGGTACAGTAGATAAAACTACTGGGTTAACAACAACTAAGTTTTTTTCATCCTCTGATGAAAGTTCGCCTACAATTGTTCTTCCGACATAATCCAAGAATACGGTTAGTTTATTTTTTTGTGTTTCGCTCATATTAGACTTAATAATTTACATTAATAAAAATAAAAATCAACTATTATTTTCATCATCATCCGAAAATAATTTAGAAAGATCTATTGTATAATTGCATTTAAGAGAAGGAGAACTCCAACCAATACAGTTATAAATTCTTTCTAATGGAGGAAATACAGTTTTATTAAACATTTTTTCATAATCAGGTTTAATATCTAGACTAAATTCATTAGGAAATGTTTCATTAAATGAAATAATTCCTATGTTGTATTTGTTCTTACAAACATAAAATGTTTTTATTTTATTTCCGTTTGATATTTTTTCGTAAACATTTTGAATATTATATTCTTGTAATAATTTATTATAATAAATTGATGCTTTTACATGAGAGGGAGTTCCTTTTGGTGTACTAAATCCTTTAGTTTTAATTTCATATTTCTCCATATCATTAACCTTTTTTCTAACGGATATAAATGAAACATCCATATTCATAAATTCCTTATAAGAATCCATGAATATTTTATCAGACTCTTCTTTATTTCCTGATAAAATAACGGACTCCACTACATTTTTGATTAATGTTTTAACTTCGTTAGACATTATAGATTTTGCCAATTCCACACCTTTATAGATAAATGGATTTTTTGGTTTATACCCTTCTTTATCTATTACATGAAGTATATACATTTTCTTTTCTAAGAAAAGACCTTTATCACATATAGTTTCTCTTTTAAACACAAATCTAGGATCAATAGAATTATGTTTTTTATTTGACCACACTATTATCTCTTTATTTAATTTGTCATCTATTTTTTGAATTATCTCTTTCGAGATATCAGTTAATTCACCATTATTATCCAATAATTTAGAATTATAATGTTTTAATAAAGGTTCTATTGTTAAGAAAAGACTGTCAGTATCTGAGTATATGTATATATCTTTTTTTTCACAAATATATCCACTATCTTTAACATATTCATATGCTATATCAGATGCTTTTTTAATTACAGATTGACCTGTTAAGGTAACACTCGCGGAATGATCAATATCGTATAATGGAGAAAATCTTTGTGCAAATGTTCCATAAATAGAATTCAAAACTAATTTATAAACATTCTGTTCTGTGTCTAAATCTTGAATTTTTTGAAGTTCTTTGTTCTTTACATCTATGTCTTTTATATTTTTTAAATTCTTTTGAATTTCTGATATTTTATTTTTTGTTTTTACTCGTTCGGTA